TATGGTCAGTATGTAAGCGACGGACAATCTGTAAATGGTAAGGCGTCTGGTAAAGCTTTTATATTAAAGCAACCTGTTAATGATCAGCTATGGATAGATCATATAAATGGAAAAGATCCTAGCTTAGGCATTATACCTATAAGAGATGATTCAAATTGTATATGGGGTTGTATAGATATAGATACGTATCCCTTAGACTTTAAAAAGATAATTAAAAAGATTAGAAAATTAAATCTACCGTTGGTTATGTGTAGATCAAAAAGTGGTGGTGCTCATATATTTTTATTTTTAAAAGAACCAACACAAGCAAAAATAATTAGAGATAAATTAATAGAATGGTCTGGTTTAATAGGGTATGCCAATTGTGAGGTATTTCCTAAACAAATAGAAATAAAAGCAGACAGAGGAGATACAGGTAATTTTTTAAATCTTCCTTATCACGGTGGAGATGATAGTATGAGGCATGCTTTCAACGATGAGGGTGATGCAATTAATTTAGATGAGTTTTTTATTTTATATGAAAAGCATAGTATTGAACGATCAGAGCTAAAAGATTTTAAACCTAACATTGAAAGACAAATAAATGAACTAGACGACGGTCCACCTTGTCTTGCTACTCTTATGTCTCAAGGTATACCGGAGGGAGGAAGAGATAATACTTTGTATCAATATGCAGTTTATGCCAAAAAGAAATGGCCCGATCAATGGCAAGATAAAATAGATGAGTTTAACCATAAGTATATGGAAAGACCTCTTAGTTCAGCACAAGTTCAAAAAACAATTACACAACATGAAAGAAAAGATTATCAGTATAAATGTAAAGATCAGCCTATGTGTTCTGTTTGCTCACCAATACAATGTCGTGCAAAACAATTTGGAATAGGTAATTCTTTTGAACATCAAGTTAGTGATTTAACAAAGTTTGAAAGTGATGAGTCCACTTGGTTTTTAAACATAGACGGTAGGAGATTAAAACTATCGACAGAACAATTATATGATCAACACCGATTTAGAAAAGCTTGTTTGAATGAAATAAATATTTTACCAAACATCATGAGACCACAAGATTGGGACAGTAGAATACAATCTTTGTTAGAAGTTGTTGAGGTTATACAGATGCCTCATGAGATTACAAAGACGGGTAGATTTGAAAATTTATTAGAAAGATTTTTAGAAGATCAAGGCGAAGCTGAACATATAGATGAAATAGAAATGGGTAAAGCTTTGTTTGAAGAAAAAGAATATGTAGACACGGTTAAAGAAGGTGGTGTAGAAAAAGAAGTTAAAGTACAAAAAATGACAGCTTTCTTTAGATCCGATTGGTTACAAAAGTTTTTAAAGAAGAATGATTTCAAAGATTTTAGTACAACAGAAATGACGGCACATATCAGAAATAAATTAGGTGGCGGGGATACAAGACGTAAAGTAAAAAACAAAACCACATACTTGTGGTATTTACCTTGGCAGAAAAAAAGTGATGATGAGTTTAAAACTCCAGACATGAGAGAAGAGGCTCCGTTTTGAGAAATATAATATTTGGACCACCAGGAACAGGAAAGACCACACATCTGCTTCGTATTGTTGAAAAAGAATTACGAGAAAATAAAGTATCGCCAGATAAAATAGCGTATCTGGCTTTTACAAATCAAGCTGCTGACGAAGCTCTATCAAGAGCTATTTCTCAATTAAATTATAGTACAAAAGATTTTATGAATTTTAGAACGTTACATAGTTTAGCTTATAGAGAATTACATTTGAAAGAAGAAAATATTATGAGTGACGAGGATTACAGAGTTGTATCCGATAAACTACAAATTAATTTAAGTAATCCTAATAAGAATATGGAGACTTATGGTGCAGGGTTTCCCGATGATATTTTTATGAAAGTTATAGACGGTGCGAAAGTTAGAGGTTTAACAACAGAAAATTTTTTTCACGATCCTAGTGTGGGACATTTAGAAGGTGGTTGGTTAAAATTAAAATACATAGACACTGCACTAAGTCAGTATAAATCAGATAGAAACAAATTTGATTTAACTGATTTAATTGTTCAATTTAATAAAAAACATTACGATACTGTGCCTAAGTTTGATGTTGTAATCATAGATGAGGCACAAGATTTAAGTTGGTTGCAATGGAAAATGGTAGAAAGGATTATAGAGAATAGTAAAAGAGTTTATGTTGCAGGTGATGATGATCAAGCTATTTATCGTTGGGCAGGGGCCAGACCAGAATATTTAATTAATATGGAGGGAGAGAGAACAGTTTTAAATAGATCTTATAGATTGTCTAAATTAATTCATCGTCATGCAAATAAATTAATTACAAGAATAACTGACCGAGTAGAAAAAGAGTGGACGTCTAGAGATGATCACGGTGAGGTAAACATACATCCGATTGAACAGTTGCAAAAAATGAAAGAGGGTCAGTGGCTTATCCTGGCGAGAGATAGATATAGATTAGATAAATTAGAGGAGGATCTAAAAATTTATGGTTATTATTATAAGCGTGGAGATAAAACTTCCATAAATAAAAGAATACATGAAGCTATTTTGGCATGGGAAGATTTACGAAAAGGTAAAGAAATAGGTGTAAAAGAGATAAAAAGTTGTTATGCTTATATTAAGACAGGAGAGGGTATTGAAGCAGAACACAAAGCTATGAAGAAAGCAGATAAAGAAAAATTATATAATTATGAAACTTTGAAAAAAGATTATGGACTAAAAGTAGATAAAGAGTTACCGTGGTTTAAAGCTTTGAAAAATATACCGCCGTCAAAATCTATTTATGTAAGAGCAGTTTTACGTCGTGGTGAGAACATAAGACACGAACCACGGATCAAGTTATCAACGATACATGGATCAAAAGGTGGAGAGTCAGATAATGTTATGTTATTGACTGATCTATCTCGTAAAGCAGACGATGAGTATTGGAGACATAGAGATTCTGAAAGAAGAGTTTTTTATGTGGGTATGACTCGTGCAAGAAACATTTTAAACATAGTGCGATCGCAATCGGACAGAGAATTTTCGGAGGTATTTTAATGTCATTTGTAAATGTTGTTATCAAACAACTTGAAATAACTATTAAACAGATTTCTAAAGTCAGAGCAGAAGGTACAAAACTTCGACGTGATGATTTAGATAAAGCCGTAAAAGTTCTAAAAAAAGATTTAGAGCAATTACATGAAGACTTACAACAACTAAGGGAGAAAGAAGATGCAAAGTGAAAAATGCTTACAAGAAGCAATAAGATTAGTAACGGGGCCTAGAGCACATGATTATGGTGATAAGACTATTACGCATTGTAATATTGCTGCTTTATGGAGCTCTTACTTAGGAAAAGATATTTCCGCTCACGATGTAGCTATGTGTATGTTGTTACTGAAAGTTGCTAGAATAAAAAATAAAGCAACACCAGACTCGTACATAGATATTGCGGGATACGCCGCGATAGCTGCTGAAATAGAAAAAGAGGACTAATGACTCAAATGCCTTTGTTTCAGCCACCTAGCGAGTGGACGCCACCTGAAAGGGTGCCTGACTTATCAGAGGCAAAAGAGATAGCCATAGACTTAGAAACCTGTGATCCTAACATTAAAACTATCGGACCAGGTTGGCCTAGAGGAGACGGATATATTGCAGGTATAGCAATAGCTGTGGATGGTTGGAAAGGTTATTTTCCTATTCGTCATGAGGGCGGTGGTAATTTTGATGAGAAGATTGTTAAACGACAAGTTAAAAAAATTATGGAATTGCCTTGTGATAAAATATTTCATAATGCAAGTTATGATGTGGGGTGGCTTCGTTGGTGGGGAGTAGAAATAAAAGGCAAGATTATAGATACTCTTATCGCCGCTCCACTCATAGATGAAAATAGATTTCGATACTCATTAAACGAGTTAGGTAAAGATTATTTAAAAGATACTAAGTCAGAGGCTTTATTATATGAGGCCGCAAAGGAGTGGGGCGTTGATGCTAAAGCGGAGATGTGGAAGCTACCGCCTATGTATGTGGGTCCTTACGCAGAACAAGATGCTGATTTGACGTTAAGGTTATGGCAATTTTTTAAAGTAGAATTAATTAAGCAAGAATTGTCTAGCATTTTTGATCTCGAAACACGGCTCTTTCCTTGTTTGTTGGATATGAAAACAAATGGAGTATGTGTTGATTTACAAAAAGCAAGTCACATTAAAGTAGATTTAAATAAAAAAGAAAAAGATATTTTATATCAAATTAAAAAAGATACAGGGATAGATGTTGATGTTTGGGCTGCTGTTAGCGTTGCTAAAGCGTTTGATAAATTAAAAATTAGGTATGAAAGAACACCTAAGTCTGGACAGCCTAAGTTTGATAAGAACTTTTTAACAACTCACAAACATCCATTAGCAAGAATGATAGTGCAAGCAAGAGAATTTAATAAAGCTCGCACAACTTTTATTGACACAATATTAACACATGAGCATAAAGGTCGAATACATGCTGACATACATCAAATGCGTGGCGAAACCGGAGGCACGGTCACAGGTAGATTTAGTTATAGTAGTCCGAACTTACAGCAAATTCCTGCAAGAAACAAAGATATCGGACCAATGATCAGATCTATTTTTGTTCCTAATGAAAAATGTGAGTGGGGCAGCTTTGACTATTCACAGCAAGAGCCTCGTGTATTAGTTCACTTTGCAGCTTTGACTAGTGGTGGATTAAAAGGCGCGGATGAAGTGATAGAGTCTTATAAACATGAGGATCCCGACTTTCACCAGGCAGTCGCTGACATGGCAGGAATAGATAGAAGAACAGCTAAAACAATTAATTTAGGTATGATGTATGGCATGGGTAAAGGTAAACTTGCTAGTGAATTAGGATTAGATAAAGATGAAACAGAGGATTTGTTTACACAGTTTCACGCTAATGTTCCATTTGTAAAACAATTAATGGAGCAAGCAACTCGTAAAGCAGAGAACGTAGGGTTTTTAAGAACGCTACTAGGTCGTAAATGTAGATTTGATACATGGGAACCGCGAGCATTTGGAATACATAAACCACTACCATTATGGCAAGCAGAAAAAGAATATGGCCGTGATCTAAAACGTGCATGGACATATAAAGCTTTAAATAGATTAATACAAGGATCTAGTGCTGACATGACTAAAAAAGCCATGGTTGATTTATATGAACAAGGCGTCGTATCTCACATACAAGTGCATGATGAATTAAATTGTTCTATTGAATCACCAGATCAAGCTAAAAAGATAAAAGAAGTTATGGAAAACACTGTTGAACTTAAAGTGCCATTAAAGGTAGACATGGAGATAGGACCGTCGTGGGGAGAAATAGAAAAGCAATAGTTGGGGATGTTAATGAGTATAAAGCTACCATAGAGTATCTTGAAAAGGGTTATATGGTGTTTAAAAACGTTTCTGCTAGTGGTTCTATCGACTTAGTGATCATTCATCCCGATACAGGAGACATTAAACTTATCGACGTGAAAACTAAATCATATAGAAAGACAGGTCGTGTAGGGACACAAATTAATAGACACCGGACCAAGGAACAGATAAGGTTAGGGGTTCAATTTAAATTTATGGAAAGAGAATGATGTTAAAGTTTTTTTTAGTGGGTTGGATATGTATTGGTTTAGCAGAAAATCAAAAATGTATACGTGTGTCGTCTGAAATTAATCATCCTACTTTTGAAGAGTGTAATTCATATTATAAAGCAGTTAGAGAAGATTTAAGTGATCTAGAAGATGAGATTGTTATGAATTTTGTCTGTGTTCAAGCTGCTAGTTTAGAAGATTTAACTTATAAAAGAAATATATAGTCCTTGACTATTGGGTGTTTTCCCATATATACCTATTAATATATGAAATATAATAAATATTTTAGGAGAAAGAAATGACAGATATATCTAAGTATAAATCTGTAGCTATAAAAATTGATGTGTACAATAAGGCAAAGCCCATGGCACAGAAAAAGTATATGTCTATGGGTTCGTATTTACATTATTTAATAGACAAAGAACACGAACAAGAAAGTAATCAACCAAATTTACAGAATGGAGAAGACCACGATGTCAGATCAACAGATCAGAGATAATGTCAGAAGAGCATTATATGTATCAGTTTTGAATAAAATGATTGGAGACTTATCAGAGTTAGAGGCAAAAGAGGTTTTACTAGTTAATACTTGTAGTTATATTACAAGTGCAGAACACGATCACGCCGAGCATATTAAAGAGTTATACAAGATATTAAAAGAAAAGGCGGATCTTCAGCATGCGATAAAGGATGTGCGCACTGCGTACTTCACTAACATGTCCCCACAGGGACACGTTCCCGATGCTAAAAAAAATAGTTAGTGGCGTTATTAGATTTCAAGAAAAAAATCCAGATTCTGGTGACGTTATAAACCGCGTCCGAGTTCATTACACCGACGGTTCTCATAAAGAGTTTGATGTTATTGATTGGGAAATAACGTTAGAAGAGGGTCGTCGTCTTTGGAAAAAGCACGAAAAAAAATTTATCGAAATGAATGATTGATACCGCCGTGGAAAATGTAATTTATGATAAAAGAGCAAAGAACCTGCGGTATAAATCAGACAAGAAAGGATTTAAACAAGCTCGCTGGGAAGATTTAACCGCGAAAGAAAGAGATTATTGGCGAGCGAGAGTCCAGCAATGGGACCAGGATAGAGATGAGCTCCGTTCTAAAAAAGAAAAAACACAAAGGCCGTCGTAAAATAGGCTCGAAGAAAAGAAGAAATCGTCGCCGTATTCGTTTACGCCTTCGCGTTCGGAAATAAATTTATAATATTTTCTTTAGGAGATACCGGGATGTCTTCTTCTTCAACGCACCCACATAGTTTTTGATTGGATAATGCAATGTTTTCTTGTTCTAATTTTGTTACTTTGTCTGTTAAATAGACGATGACGTTTTTCATTTCTTCAATGTTCATAATAATCTCCTTAATTTAGTGTGTAAACTTCCCATTCTACACTAATCGGAGATAAAAAATCAATCTCTTTTATTATTGGGATCTCGGCTCTCGTGCAACTGATCGCCGATTGCATAGACCATAACGCATAAAAGTATTAATAAAAGCGTGATTAAGACCAAACAAGTGCCTATAAATATGTTAAACAAAGTCTTCTACTACGATAGGTGTTCTTTTACCTATGTAGGCCCCTAAAACGTTAAAATCGAGGTATTCTATCGCCTCTTCTACGTCCATGTTATCTCTGTCCCTCAAGATGTATGCCATTTTCTTTTTGCTATAAACTAACACGTCGTCCATACCACAGCGAGATCCTACGCCTAAGATAGCGTCGTCAAAGCCGTCCCATTTTAAAAGTTCTTCGTCCACTATGCAAGACTGGCCATAAGCTCTGACATTTTCTTTGCGCGATTGGGAGTCTGTTTTGCCCAACGCGAATCGAGCATTTCTGCCGCGGCGGTCTTATAATCTGGTATTCTTTGATCCTTTAACGCTGCCCACATGTTACGAAATTTACTCACGCCGGTCTTTCCTAGTTGAAATACCATTTCGACGATAATCTCTTTGCATTGATCATGGACCGTGTATTCACCGAGTAATTCTTCAGCGCCCGATATTGCGTTTTCTAAATCCTTTTCTAATATTTCCATTAAAAATTGTTCGTCGTATTCTTTATCGTCCTCCCAAAAATCTTCGACGCAAAGATGACCGACGCCCACGGTTCTCTTTCCCAATGTGTCGAGGTACACTTTGTTGCGGTAACCTTCATGGTCACGTACTGATTTTAATAGTCTTTGCATATCCATTTTAATTTCTCTCCAATCTTTTTACATCTAAAAAGGCGATTGATTTTACCCAACCTGACGGAATGACTATGTGTCGTCCGCCTTCTTTTTCTTCATCGAACTCTGAATAATCTGACATGATCACAGTTCTTTCTTTGTCTTTGTATACCATCCAACCTATTGAATGGCAAATGGCTAGTCTTTCTTTTTTTATATCCTCTAGGCTATGCCAACCTGTTTCTCCGTCTTTGGCGTCGTACCACGAAACAAGGACCATGGGACTGATTTCTTCAATTTGTGGGTTTTTCTTTCTCATAGTAAAGGGCTAATGCTCAATGAAAAAATGACCTCGAAGAAAGGGTCCTATAGTTATAAAGGAGGAATAGTTCA